TCCTAGAATGCAATGGAGCTACGTTATCACGAACAACATATTCTGAATTGTTTTCGGTAATTGGAACAACTTACGGTGAGGGTGATGGAAGTACAACTTTTGAAATACCTGATTTAAGGGGTGAATTTGTAAGGGGTTTTGATAACGGCAGGGGTGTTGATTCTGGAAGAGCAATCGGTACTTGGCAAGTAGATGAATTCAAAAGTCACACTCACTCAGGTGGCTCGACTTACGGCGGGACTGTAACTGGTGGTGGTAATGTTACCAAAGCCAGTCCTGGGAGTACTGGCGAATCAGGTGGAACAGAAACAAGACCACGAAATATTGCAATGATGTACTGCATCAGGTACTAAGGAGAAGCTATGAAAGTATATAACTATGATAGTCAAACTGGAGAATTTCTCGGTGAATCTCTAGCTAGAGAGAATCCATTAGAACTTGGGAAATACTTAATACCCGCACATGCGACTACAAAGAAACCTAATGACTATAAAAGGGGTTTTGTCTCAGTATTCAAAAATAACGAGTGGATACGTGTAGAAGATATAAGAGGCTCTTGGTACAACATGAGAGAGAAAGTGGAAGTTACTTCACTTGATCATGATATAACAGGGCTGACCAAGAACCCAGAGCCACCTACAATTGAGGAGTTCGCAGACACCACACGCGCTGAGCGTGACCGACTCATCGAATCAGTCCGCTGGCGCATCGAGCGACACAGTGATGAGTTAGCACTAAACATCGAGCCTACTGAGGCACTAGAGCCGTTATTGCAGTACACACAGGACCTACGAGATGTGCCTCAACAAGATGGTTTTCCAGAGTCGGTGGAGTGGCCGCCATGCCCGTGATCCGTTATGTGATATCCGATAAACTCGATTGGCTATAAGTACGAAAATGCCGTCTAATAAGACGGCATTTTGATTTTACGCATTCATTAAATTAGAATACTTATTATCTTCATAAAACTTCTTGACTTCAGAGTTTACAATGACTTCATCTAACCCAATAGGTTTCATCATATGTAGCCCTTCAAGAGAGCGTAGTCGACTCAGTGCAACGTAAGCTTGCCCATGAGCAAAACATCCTCGCCCCGTATAGATTACAGCATTATCTAAACTAAGCCCTTGACTTTTATGAATAGTTACAGCATAACCAAGTTTAATCGGGAACTGCTCAAATGACCCAACGACATTAGTATCTAATTCGTCACCTACAACCGAGTATTCAAGTTCTTCCCACAAATTGCGCTCAATTTGTACGGCATCTTGCACGCCATCTAATTTGACTGTCACATACTTATCATCGAGTGCAGTCACATAGCCTGTCTGTCCATTATAATACTCACTATCACCCTGTGAGTTTGCACAGATCAATACTTTACAACCAATCTTCAAATTCAAATACTCAGGTACAGGGAAGTCTTTGAAATTCCCTTCCTTAGTACCTTGATATAGACGATCTTCGCCTTTAATGTCACTGTAGTGATGATCGTTGATTGCTTCGGCATCTTTGTTAGTTGAGCACAAGAATAGAGGTTCATCGACGTTGACTTCTTTGTCACCGATTTTATTCAAGTAGTCCAATTTATTACAATACTCACTATCACGAGTTCGAATTGAATTCAATGCACCAATGAAGTCTGCATCGGATTGACGCATAACCTCATCGAGCATAATAGTTTGCAATCCTGCCTGCTGCCACGACTCAGTCGAGAATGCGAATACACTTGAGAACTCTGCATTGAAGTATTGCGCTTCAGGTGAACGATTATTCAATACGGGTGATAACTGATAGAAGTCGCCTACTAATACAATCTGCACTCCACCAAAAGGCTTGTTGACTTTTTTGATTCGACGTAAGTTGTGGTCAATTGCAGTGAATAGATCAGCACGAACCATTGATATTTCATCGATCACAATACGCTTGATTGCGTCACCTTCAAACAAGCCTTGAGCCTTATCAGACACACGCTTGCGTGCACCTACACCTAAGAATCCGATAGGGAATTTGAATGTGCGGTGAACTGTAGCCCCTTTGATATTCTGTGCAGCAATACCTGTAGGCGCTAAGAATACAGTAGAGTCACCGAATAAGTCCTTGATCTTGTGAATAAGGACTGACTTACCTACACCACCTGGACCTGTAATAAATAGATTCTTACCACGTGCAACTTGCTCAAGAGCATACGACTGTTTTTCGTTCAACTTCATTACATGTACCTCAATAATATACTAGAAAGTGATAGACGCGACAACTCACATCTATCACACACATTTCAATTTAACTTTGTTCAACACCAAACACTTTTGACAGTGTATCGACATTAGACTTAAACAGATAATCCTTGACTTTATCACTTTCATCTAATTGATCATAAGGTACAATGCACTTATGCATCTTCAATTCGGTGTCGGTGTTGGGACTATATGCCCAACCATCGCGAATGAGTTGAGCCATCCAGTTTTTATGAGACTCTTCGGGAGTCGCTTTAGGATGAGCGAGATGGTACGCAACACCATCAATATTCGATTGCATCATCCACTCAGGTGCATCTTCCCATGCAGGCGTGTCTTCACCTAGTGCAGCCTTATACGCTCGCACAGACTCATATGCAACCCAAGCGATTGCAACTACGATACCTGCAACTTCTTTACCTGATACTCGATCTTCACTCATTACGTTCACCTTTTTTAGTACCCATTGAATATTTTGCAACCAAAGTCCAGTCATCTTTTTCAGTATACTTAATGACTCGAACAATGCTCGGGTGTCCCGCAGGCACTGCATCTTCAGGATTCACGATCTTGATCAAATTCCAGTCTTCGAGCATTTTAGTAATGCGATTGCGACGTTCAATGTCAGTATCTGAGATATCAGTACGCAAACCATCTAAACTGAACATTTCCTTGAAGTGGCAAATGTAATACTTACCACGTCGATGTAAAATGTGTGCAGACTGATTTAATACTTTCTGTGCACGACTTGCAACACCCATGCGAGTCAGAGTTTCTTTAATTTTACGGAAACCATCAGTACCACCCAATGGAATAACTTCAACCATCTTTTCAATGACATCATCAGGACTAATCATGTCCGACCTCCAGTTTCATACAATAATTTAATAGTTTCAATGTCTTTAGAAGTCATCAACTCAAGATACTCAATAGCACGCTTTCGATTGATAGCATAGTGACGCATTAGCAAATCAAGTGCAACTTTATTGTCGGTTGATTGTTTTGCCCACTTACCAAAACGCTTCTTCTTAGTCAGTATATAGTAGTAAAAATCATGAACCATTTCTTTTGTACAATGCGAATGTTTGTTCATCTCATTTGCAATCATAACAGTTTCAACGTTCTGTGACATCCCACGATTGATAATGAAGGGAACAAAGTCTGTATGAGTCTGATCATTGAATAAGTATTTTTTAGCCTGATTCAAATCACTGAGCCAGTCAAACAATTCAACCCGCTTACGCTTCCACGAAGTTTCGACTTCGACGTGCTCGACTTTATTGCCATCAAGATCATTCATTTGAATGAAACTCCCATCATCAATTGAACTGCAAGCGCTGCAATATGCAACTCACGGTCAGGTACTGTAGAGTCGTGACGTTGATAGTCCTCTAAGATCAAAATGGCTTCAGGGATACTTGCAGGCTCAATGTAATCCTTCAAGCTGCGGTATAGTCGAGTATACAAGTTCGATAAGTCATTACCTGAGTTTTCAGCACACCACTGACGCACTTCCTTGAATTGCTTTGACTTCATTGCTTTAATCAAAGTCTCAATCGTAACCTCTTGTAAGTCAATTAAGATGCCTGCATCAATTGAACCTGCACGACTGTACTGCTGTAACTGTCCCAAGATACGTCGATTGTCTGGGTAGAATTTTTGAATCAGTGTAGCAACTGCAATGCGATCAAATGGGATATTTTCGAATGTGAGAATGTCACACATGCGCTGGAACAATTTTGATTGCAGTGCAGCTTGATCAGACTTTTTAATTTCAAAGGGAATGTGAATTGTTCGAGAATGAATAGGCTCAATAATGCGGTTAGGGAAGTTGCATGTAAGAATGAACGAACATGTCTTCGAGAACCCTTCCATAGCGTTACGTAAGCCTGCTTGTAAGTTCGGTGATGCATAGTCGAACTCATCGAGGATAACGCACTTACCTGCATCAGAGAAGCTTACAGTCGATGCAAAGTCATTGATCTTTGTACGTAGCGTATCAATGCCTGTTTCTTCAGATGTATTAATGATAATCCAGTCGACTTCTAACTCATTACATAATGCACGAGCAATAGTCGTCTTACCTGTACCCGCCCCACCTGATAGAAGCATGTTAGGAATACGTCCATCTTTAACAATTTCAACAAATTGCTTTTTGATAGAATCAGGTAACACGCATTCATCGATAGTCTGAGGGCGATACTTCTCAGTCCAAACGACTTCATCTTTTTTATGTTGCATATCAATAACTCCCATAATTAAATCGAGTCGCATATCAACTATGCGACTCATACACTATAACATAATGATTATTCGAATGTGCTATTACTATCAAGTGCCATCCAGAATAGCTTTTTACCATTCGTCACTTTTGAGATTTTACTTGCAGAGATTTCAAACGAGCAATCACCATCAAGGATAGTCAATGCATCGGTCTTATAGAATAAGTCGAATGTATCAGTCGCCTCACCTACTTCAATAGAGAATCCGTTTGTATCGTCACCTGAACCATTATTACGATCAAATGCAGTCAAGTAAATCTTTGCACCATCAGCCTTGAATCCTACGTATTCGAGTTTCAGTGCAAGTGCGGCACCCATTACAGCCTTCAGTTGTTGTGCAGTCACACTCACTGCGACATCTTCGCTAGGTAACTTGAATTCGCGTTCAAAGTATGAGTTGATTAAGTTCTCTGCACCATCCATGTAACGCAAACGCTGACTACCATCTTCAGACTTTACAGTCACAAATTTGTCACTGGTAAAGTCGAGAATAGGATCTTCGATAATACTCAACACGCTAATGAATTCACGTAAGTCGTAGATGCATAAGTCGCGAGGTAATGTCTCAGCGATTTCAGTGATACATGCACACGTTTTCACTTCGTTCACTGTACGGATTTCAGTCGTGTCTTTAACAATCTTCAATGTCTGATTGATTGCGTATAGACCCTTTAAAGTATCAATTGTTTCTTTTGATAGACGAACTTCTTGTGACATAGTATTACTCCAATTTCATTAATTATAAGACTACTGTTTAGCACGCGCAGTATACACGGCTTTTGCTTTCACTTCAAATATACTTTCATCGTTTAATCGCATCGCTTTCAACGAGTCACCGTATACACAACCTGAATCTAAGTTGAATGATTTTACTCGCAAGTCTTTTTGGTCATTCACTTGATCGATCAGTTCAGTGTACGACCAAGATTGATGGCCGT